TGTTTTTGAACTGGATGCTCGGCGCGAGGGCGTAGGTGCCAGCCGCCGCGAAGGTGATGCGCGTCGGGTTGCCGCTGCCGTCATTGGCAATGGTGATGCCAACGGTCGGGGACGTTACGGTGTTCTCGAGCTTGACCGCCGTAGCCGCCGACACACTGCCAGTCTGGTCAGTCGTGCTGTTGGCCGAAATGTACGCGCGGCCGGCGAGCGACAGGAACGGCACCGCATTGGCGCTGTTGCCAATGTCGCTCGCCGCCACTTTCTTGCTGGTGCCGCCTTGCACCGTCTCGAACAGCTCCGTCCCCGCAAGAGGTGTGGTGGCTGCTGTGAGATCCGTGATTTTGACGTTAGCCATTATTCTTCGCCTTGGTTAGGTGTACAACACCACAACGGTGCCCGTAGAGATTACAGTCAAGCCGTTGTTTGCAGCAATCCCATTGCTACCAAAACTAACAGTGTCGCCAGCAGTGGCGCCAGTCTTGGTGTACAGGATTACGCCACTTGCGGCAGATGCGTTGTCGTAGACAGTCACGTTACCAGCGCCAGTCACAGACAAGCCAAAGAAACCAGCCGGTGTGGGCTTGATAACTACGGTGGTGTTGTTGACCACCTGATAGCCTAGTTTATCACCTATCATGTTGAACTCTCCTTCAGCTAGAAGGTGGCCGCTCAGACCCAAGGGGTAGGAACTGAGCGACCACGCAACTTATATCACGTCGTTTGCAAAAAGCGATATGCCCTAAGCGAGGGTGCAACCGTAGTTGCTGACGATCATCCAGCCGAGGGTGGTCAGGTACTGAAGGACAATCGTGTCGCCCACGTCGTTGAACGCGATGGTGTTGTAGCCAGTCTTGGTGGTCGGTGTGAGCGTGCCTTCGCCGCCGTCAACAACCATGATGATGGTCAGGATCTGGCCGTTCGCGCCGTTGGCCAGCGTCAAGGCGTCAGTGCCCGTGGTGGTCAGGCGGACAGTGCCAGAAGTGATTGGAACAGCGCCAGCGCCCGAACGGGTCGTGACCGTGCCGAACACGCGGCCGGTGAGATCGCCAGTGACGTTACCAGTGATGTTGCCAGTGATGTTGCCGGTGACAGTACCGATGAAACCGTTGGTCGATGTGACTGGACCAGAGAAAGTTGTAGAACCCATGTTCATATCCTTTTGCACAAGTCGCTCACCAGTCTGTGCATCGTCCTCTGGGAAGGTCTGGCAAGCTAATTAACCCAGTGGCTTGTGATATAGCACATACTCACGTGCCTTGGCTAGTAGCTCTATGCTGTCGTTAAAAAGACCTAAACCACGATTGCAGTTGGAGCAAAGCAGGGCGCGAATTGCGCCTGTCGCGTGGTCATGATCGATGGCAAGATCCTTGGTTTTGCCAGAAGCTTTGTCAGGCGAGGTCTCAGGTTGGTGGCAGATGGCGCAGACGCCGCCTTGGGTGTGCAGCATCTCTTGGTAGCGCTGAGCGTCAACGCCAGCGTGCTTCCATTTGCGCTGCTTGATGTAATGCGCATGGCATAGGTCTTTGGCGTAAAGGTGATTGTCGCAACCATCTATCGTGCAAATGCGCGCAGGCTTTTTGCGGTCTCTGTACATCGTATGGCCATACCGCAAGAAGCGCTGGTAGTGCATCTTGCACAGGCCCTTGGCCTTTACGGGATCTGCGCACCCATCTTCGGCGCACTCAGGAAGCTTGACCCGCTCCCGTGATTTGATGGGCGAGAACTCGGACCCGCGCATCCACTGTGAGTAATGCGTTTGGCAATAACCGCGCGCCTTGTGAGGCCGCGTACAACCATCGAACTGGCAAATTGTAGACATAAAAAAAACCCCCCTCGGCTTAGGATGCTGTATCCTTATACCGAGGAGAGTTCTTTTTCAAGCACTAATTAATGGCGGAAAACCGCCAATAATCACACGCCCGGAGTACCATAAATACCGCGGGGGTCCGTCCATCCGAACGCATAACGTTCTGTCGCTTTATAGCGCATGCTGTCGGTTTCGAAGTCGCCTTCCATGGACTTTTCAAGACCACGACGCATGGCGAGCTTCAGGCCTTCAGGCGCATCGGTCTCAACCCACCAAGCGGTGGACGAAGTGATACGCGAGAGGTTGGCCTGACCTTCCGCCAATAAACCCATAGATTTCACAGGGTTAATATCGTTGTCAGCAGTACCAGTGCGGAGAACCGACTTCAGCAGAACCTCAGCCTGGAAGACGTTGCTAGGACCAGCGACAATCTTCTTTGGCGTCAAACGGATGCGCTTGCCGTTGTTGTCAACAGCGTTGCGGATCTGAATGAGGATTTGCTCAAGCGACGTTTGCGACAGAGCCGCAGCCGTGTTGAGCTGGTTGCTGAAGGTAGCACCGTTAGCAAGCGGGTGGTTGGTTGCCACAAGCGAAACGCCATCGCCGCCGACATACGAACCGTTGAATGCACGGTTCAGAATGTTTGCGCCAAGTGTTTCTTTCGTTTCGATCAACGACTGTGCAAGGTGACGAGCATAGGTCTGACCGATACGGATGTGGTCGCCGTCTTCGACGAGCACCTTCGTCAGCGCGAATGCAAGGCCGTAGACCTTGTAGACATAACGCTGAATGAAGAGCACGCCACCCGACTGATAGGTGACCGGCATGCCGTCTGGAAGTTCCGGTGCAGCACCGAAACCGTACAGGACGGGTTCTTCGTGGTAGTTACGAGCAATGCCTTGGAAGGTCTTGAAGACCTGCGCATACTCGTCAGCCCGCTGGTCGTAGATGCCATTGAACTCTTCGTTCAGAATGGGCTCTACAATAGAGCGGAAGTCTGTACTTCTCATTGGGGTAGCCATTGTTCAAGCCCTCCTTAGATAGCGGCCTTATCAGCGACGAACTGATGTTCGCTGATTTGGACTTCAACAGTGAGAAACGCATCAGTCGCATCGTCCTGAACGGCATCGCTCAGACCAATTAGACGAACAGAAGCGTTGGCGGCAGCAGACGCAACATCAAGCGCAGCAGACGACAGACCCGTCGTGGCATTACCCACAAGCGTGTTTGCGAAGTCATACTGCTTACCGATGTCAGCAACAACGACGTTAGCGTTCGTCTGCACTTGGTAGACGATTGCCGGGTCAGTCGTGACATAGGCAGTGATGGTGGTTGCTGAAGCGGACGCAGTCCACTTGTTGCTCACGCGATAGCGGCCGTCGCTATCTGTGAACTCCACACCCTGGAACGTGCCAATGAAAGCTTCGCCCGTTGCAGCAGCAACGATTGTGCCTTCAGTTTGGCCGCCACCTGTAGATGGGGCAATCCGAACCGGTTGGTTCTGGAAGATATTGACCGCGTACCCTGTCGCGATGGTGTAAGCCACCGGACGGATCACACCCGATGGGTGTGACGAGGGTCGCAGGCCAAACGGCTGAGCAGTCGTAGTCATAGCCTTTTATCCTTTGATGGTTAAGAAACCGACCATCAGTCAAAGATGCCTCTGGTCGGAGCGTAATCGCCCACATCCCGCATCCCATCACTTTCCAGTAGTCTGCCACCAGCTCGTTCAGCTTGCTCACGCATGAGCGTGGCTGTTTCTTCGAGCTTTTCCTCTTCACGCAACGGGGCGTCGTGGTGAGCTTCCTGCATGTACCTGTAATACAGGGACAGTGGTAGCTTAGCCGCGAGCATCTCGTTAACCGCAACGCAACCAGCGTACTCGCCAGTTTTTTGCGTGACTAGTTCCATGCCCGGTACATCTTCAGCGCGGATCAACTCGTAACCGAGCCGTGAGCGCTGTTGGATGGTGTCGGACTTGTTAGTCGTCGTGAGCCAGCAAACATGATAACCCGGAATGTCGGGGATATTCGGTAAATGGTCGTTGTATAGGTTCATTCGGAACATCTCGAGCCGCTCATCATCTGTCATCTCGCGGTTTTCCGTAATGCTACGGTCCTCCGCTGCACGACTTTGCCGGCTATTCCCAAGTTCCTTCTTGAGACGGTCATCCATACGTTCTTCGGTCATTAGCTCTCTCCTTTTCTAGCGAGCTGTGTTTTCACGATCATAGGCCTGATACGCCTTCAAGTAACGGGTGCGGGCGACAGGGTCATCCCACACTCCGGCGTCGATCATAGCCTGTTTTCTTTCCGCTGTCACTACCACTTCGTTTTTAGTCGAAACAGGTGCGTGTTCACGGGTTGTGCCTGTCGGCGGAGCCTTGCGGCGCGGTGCCGCTTGGTTACGCGCAGGGGCACCATCGTCGCCAATCCGCGAAGCAACGCGGCGTGTCAGCTCGTGCCAGTACTCTTCAGAGGACGGGTTCCAGCCTTCGGCCGCAAGCGAGTTGTCGATCGCTTTGGTAACCGCGCTGTCCTCGTCGCGGCCCTGTGGGTTGTACCACGGGTTCGCGTCAAGCCACTGCTTGGCGTAGTCCACGACGCGAGGGTCGGCCTGCGGCTGTGCCGCCTGTTGCGCATACTGCTCAGCTTGCTGCTTGGCCATGCTAAGCTGCTGGGCGCGCTCCTTGGCCTCGTCACGCAGACGCAGAGCAACAGTCACGTCGTCACCGTTGCCGGCTTCGACTGCGCGGGCAATGATAGTCTCAGCTTGCTGCGCTTCGTAAAGCGCCCGCTGATACTGCTGGTCGATCGTCTGGGCTTGCTGCGAGAGCGTGTTGCCCTCGACGGCGCGCAGACGTGCCTCCATTGCCGAGTTCTGTTGACGCAGGTATTCGAGCTCACGCTGCGAGCGCTCCTTAGCCTGCTTCTGAAGCTGCCGCCGCTTAGTGCGCTGATCGCGGACCTTCTTGTTCTTGTCGACGATCTCGTCTTCGCTGTCATCTTCCGAGACGCCAGTGCGCTCGTCCTCGTCAGCGTCGTCATCATCATCGTCCAGCTCGTTAGCCGGAGCGTCGTCTTCCTGAGCTTCCGGCTCCGCGCCGGGCTCGACGATTACCAACTCTTCGTCGTCTTCATGTTTTACTTCAGCCATGACCGGCTCCTTTCGTTAGCCTTATGGATCACACGAAGGCCTTCATCGCGAGCGGGTCGCCCGTGACTTTGCCGATGAGATCCAGATCGTTGAGGATTACGAAGATGATCTCCTGATCATCATCGATCTTAACTGTCCACTTATCGCCGCCGTATTTAGGGACGCGGACAAAGTCCCCTGGCAGTGCCCACGAACCCTCAGGCCAAGCCTCTTGGGTGTTGCGGTTCTTGTACGCCAAGTCGCCAACCGCCACCACCCTGGCAACCTGCGTGTTCCAAGTCTCAGTGTCCTTGGTGTCGCCGGTCAAGATGATGCCGCCAGCCGTCTTCCTCTTTGCCAGACGGATCTGACAAAGCACGCGGCTGCCGAAAGGTTGAACGCCGGGATCGACGGCCGGGAAGGCCTCATCGATATTGGCGTAATCAAAATTTACTTTATTCAAAACATAGTCTTGCATGGGTGCTCCTTCCTGCAAGTTAAAGGTCGAACTCCTTCCGCTCCTTCTCAGCCACCATGTCGATCAACGCGGTTTTGGCTAATTCCAGACCGGAATACATACCCACGACCCGTCCATACTCGAACGTGTCGCGGGATTGAGGCTGCGCCAGCGCCTCACGGGCAAGGTCTGCCTGTGATTGCTCCAGTCGCTGTAGCAGGGTCTCAATTCTCACGCAGGCGTCTTAGGCGTCGACGGGACCTTGGGCATCTCGCCCATGGCCATCCGCTTATGCTGCTTTACGCCTTCGCCCATCTGGGCGACTTGGCTTGGTTTAGGTTTATCGCTCTTAGCCATTGCGGCCTCCTTACGGTTGCGGGTTAATCCCGGTGCCCGTGGACACCGCGATGCGTTCGCCTGTCTCGACTTCGAGCTGTGCCAGCTCCATTGCCGTCAGGTTGTCTTGCGTGTTCATTGCCTGGCGCACTTGCAGCTCGGCCATCTTGCGCTGGGTCTCAGCCTCTTGGCGCTGCTGGTCAGAGGCCATGCGCGCCTGCATCTGCTGCGCGTCGAGCTGAAGCTTAGCCGCGTCCATCTGCGCCTTCTGCTGTGCGTCCTGCGCATCGAGTTGAAGCTTGGCTGCATCCATCTGCGCCTTCTGCTGCGCGTCCTGCGCCGTGAGCTGGAGCTTCTGCGCGTCGATTGCCGAACGCTGCTGATCGCGCTGCGCCTGCATCTGCATCTGCTGCTGTACGAGCTGCACGTTCGGGTCCATCGGAGGCTGCGGTGCAAGCTGCTGCATGATCTGCTGCGCCTGCGCAATGACAGGCGGCAGCGATGCGAACACGTTGGCCGCCTCGGCTGCCACGGTCTGGGACGCCTCGGCCAACATGGCGTCGAACGCCCGCTTGGCTTCAGGGTCGCGGATCTCTTTGAGCATGTCGCCGATGTCGGTGCCGGTCGCCTCGGTGCCCAGGTCGAATACGCTGGTAGCGTACCAGAGCGCGATGTGCTCCTTGAGGTGGTTGAGGATCGCAGGGATGAACGTCGGTGCAATGAGCGGGTTCATGCCCAGCGCTGGGTTCATCAGATACGCAAGGTGCGTCTTGAGGTGGGCGATGTGGTCCTGCTCGGGGAACGCCACGATCGGCCGGGCCATAGTCGCGGCCACGTTCTCGTTCACCGCGTTCTGCTCCTTCGGCTCCAACGCCGGGTTGAGCAGATCCTTGGCGTTCGGGATCTTCAGCGTCTCGAGGATGCGCTCCTCGACCTTGCGCTGGTTGTAGAGTTGCGGCAGCGCCGCGCTGCGTTGTGCCACCGCCTGCACCTGAGCAAAGCGCTGAGCTTCGCTGAAGATGTTCGGGTCGGACACGGGCACCACATCAAGCGGGCCTTCGAAGTCTTGACGCGTTGCCAGTTCCTCGCCGACCTCGTCCTCAATGTCCTCGTCGTTGAGGTACATCGCGTTGAGGCGGTGCAGGATGCCGAGCAACTTGGCCATGCTGTTGTGCATGCGCGCATGGATGGCGCTGAACACGACCATGCCCTGCTCGAGCTTAGCCAGCGTTGTGCCAACCGGCGCGTTCGGGTTACCGTCGGCGATGTCCTCCATCGTCGTGCGGATCACGCCCTTGCCGGCGTCGACCAAGAAGCCAAGCAGGCTGAACAGCACTGGGTTGGGCGGCGAGTAAGGCAGAGGCATGATAAGCTTGCGGATGTCGTCCGCAGCCATGCCGCCCTCGATCTCCATGACCTGCGTCGGTTGGATCTCAAGCGACTGGCCGCCCTTCGAGCCGCCCTTCAGCTTGAGCATCGTCTGGCTGTTGCTGATGTGCGCCGCGTCGAGCAGCGCACGCAGCGCGCCAGTTGCGGCAGCAGATAGACCGCCGACCATGTGCGGCAGGCCGATCGGGTACGCACCGCGCCATGGCACGAACGGGAACTCAACGAACCACTGAAGCTCTTCTTGCGCGTCGTCTAGCTCGTCCCAGTTGCGGTAGATGCTCAGCACCTTAGACGTCGTCTTGTCCACCGTGATGATGTAAGGCAGCGCCTCATCACCCTCGATGTCGGAGATGACGTAAATCTCATAGACGGTGCGCAGACCGTCCTCGTTGTAGCTGCTCTCGTCGCGGCCCTCGATCTTCATGTTGGCCTTCTCGGCCTTCGAGTAGTCGGGCTCCATGCTGACCGGCGCCAGATCGACGTCGCGGTACATGCCCTGCTTGACGCGGCGCTGATAGTCGAGCTGCGTCAGATACTGAACGTGCGTCTTGCGCTGCGCCGAATAGAAGTTGGTCGCGGCGAACGGTAAGTACATGTCGTCGATCGCGACGAACAGGAAGTCCGGCCGGTTGCGCGGTTCGTTCCACGTCACCTTCATGTACTGCGCGCCGCCGAGCGGCACCTGCGTCAAGAGCTGCTCGAGCTCTGCGCGGAACTCAGGCGACTGCGTCGTGAGCTGCCAGTTCATGAAGTCGGTCTTGCGCTTAGCCTTCTTGACCTTGTCGCCTGACGGCTCGCCGGGGATGAAGTCCTTGACCGGTCCCTGCGGTGGGAACAGTTCTTTGATGGCGCGGGCTGAGAAGTCAACGCAAGCCTCGGTCAGCATCGGGTGCACAACCTTGGTCGCGCCCTGGAACTGCGCACCGCCTGGTGCGTCGTCGCCCAGGCCGGTGCGGCGGAGGCCCTCTTCGTACTGCTCGTCGCGCTTCTTGCGCGCCTGCTTGTCCTTGCCGACCACGTCGAGATAGGTGCGTGCGATCTCGGACAGCTCGCTCTCGGACATCGTCTCGGCCAGGTTGGCGTAGAAGTCATCGGAGCGTGCGTCGCCCTCGCCGTCGTCCATGCGCACGATCGCGCCGCCGTCTTCGGTGTCGATGACGCTATCGTCCTCGTCGTCGGGCAGCTCGATTATCTCGCCAGTAAGGATGTTCTCGTCTTCGTCCATGGCCTCGTCCTTCATACGGCGTAGGGATTTACCACCGGCTTAGGCGGCGGCGTTGTGATTTCGTCTTTGCGTGCTTGTACAGCATCAAGCAGTCGCTTGTCCATGCACAGTCGCAAGGCCTGCGTCGTGCTGTCCACAAAGTCGTCGTGCTTGATGCTGTTCGGCCCAGTGTAGCTGCACAGTTGGTGCAGCATCGGGTCGATCCAGTTGCGCGGCCGGCCGGGGTGCGACGCGCTCTCGGGCAGCCAGACCATCTTGCGTGCGAAGATCGGCGACACGATGTGCAGACGCGTCAGCTTATCAGCTCGCCCTGGGTTGTATGCGTAGGCCTCGAGGCCCTCGCGCTCTAGCATCTGGCGCAGGCTGATGCCGCTGCCCTTGTCTTCGATCAGCAGGATGTCAGGCTTGCGCCCGGACGTGAGCGGCTTGCTCGATCCGAACATCGGCTTGATCAGCGCGTTGTCGTCGTCATCGCCGTACGCGATGTTCATCTCTTTCCTCACGCGCCGGATCAGGTCGGGCATGCCCAGATGCTCTTCCCAACAGTCGAGCAGCATGATGTTGTTGCGCTTCTCGTGATGGAACACGCCCCAGACTGTGCACGCCGTCGGGTCAGGGTCGCCCTTCTTCTTGTCGTATGTCTGTTCGGTGAACGCCGTGTCGAGCGACAGGATAACCAGGTCGAAGCGCGGCATCGGCTTGTCGTGCGGCCACAAGCGGAACTGGCTGCGCTTCACAATGCCGCTCTCTTCAGGATCGATCAACTCGCCGTACAGCTCCTGCCGGCCGAGCGTTGTGCCCTCGTACTGTTGAAGCTGGTCGAAGAAGCTGTCGGGCAGGTTCGTCTTGTTGTCGTACGTTGAGCCGGCCACAATCAACCGGCCGGCGTTCGGCGCGGTGAGCTTGCGGATGATGTCCTTGGGCCTGGGCGTTGTGGTCCACAGCACTTGCGGCTTGTCGCCCAGGCGCAGGCCCATCATGGCCATGTCCCACACGTCGTCGTACGGCCAGGCGGCCAGCTCGTCAGCCCAGATGCGCGTGTGCTGCGGGCCGCGTAAGCGCTCAGGCTTCTCAGCCGTGAAGCCACGTATCAACGATACACCGCCTGTGCAGTTGAACATCTCGATCGTCATGTCGGTCTTGTTATATGCTTTGATCAGCTCAGGCGGAATGATGTCGAGCAGCCCGTTCTCGAAGCAGGTGAACTTCACGTCCTGATAGGTAGGCGCGATCACCGCGCTGTCGAACCCTGATGGATCCAAAAATACTTTCCGTGCCAGCCACTCTGCTCCGACGCGCGTCTTACCGTAACCGCGCCCTGCCAGATAGCCGCACTCGGTAAACTGCGGGTCTTTGCCTTGGAGCTTCGCCGCCACTTCAGGGACTTGATTAGGCCGCGCTGTCTTTCCCCAGCGCTTCTGCCAGACGAGGAAGCGTGCCTGCTTGTCATCGAGGCGCGACAGGACGGATGCATCAACGGTCACTTGCCTTCGGGTGTCTTGATCGCCAGGTCGGCCAGCTCTAGCATGAGCTCAGGCGACACGAGTGACACTTCGGCCTTGATGGTCTCGCCCGGTTTGTTGCCGACGTCGACCGTCTGCTTGTCGCCGTACTTTCCCGGGTTCCACTTAGCCAGGAGCTTCAGTCGGATCTCTGCGCGGTTGCGCGCCCAGGCAACGCCTGCGCTGTCGATGCGGCTTGTTGTCTTGTTGCCTTCGCTGTCGAAATCGATCACGCGCTCAGGCTCTGCGTCGAGGATCTCCAACGCCTGCTCGGCTATGGCATCTGCACCCACGTCGCGCGCACGCGCATACGCGATGGCCAGACTTTCGTCTGCACGTATCCAATCCAGCCACGCAGTCGGATGCGGAAACTTCTCGGCCGATCGGCAAATAGCAGCGAGCGGCTCGCCGTTCGACAAGCGATGCAAGATCTCTTCAACCACTTCGGGTTTGCGTTTAGTCGGATATGGCATGTGCGTGCTCGCGATGCGTCCTCAAGCTTCCACTGAAGTTGCCTAGATAGCACCTCGAGCGACACATCTCAAGCCCATCCCTCAATCGACCCTGAATAACCGTCCGCCCTGGCACGCGTGCGCTGCTCAGCCAACGTCAAGTTCGGCAGCAGCTTGTCATGCTTGAACGCCCAGCGGCACATCGAAGCCAGCAGCATGGCACTGCCGATCTCTGACGACGTGTTCTTTGTGATCGGCACCTGGTCACGCTCAAGCGATCGCACCTCGGCAACCTTCTCCACCTTCAGCTCAGGCTTATCCACCGGCGTCGGTGGCAGCTCTCTTGCGATCACCTTGCGGTAGCCGCGCACAAGCAGCACCGACACGTGGACGCCATGCTTGCGACGCAGCGCCTTCACGATCGCCACATCATCAGCCACCGCCATCGTCAGCAGCTCAATATCGTTTCTCATCTCTTGCGTAAGTACCATCATGTGCTCCTCTTCTAAACGAGATACACTACCTGCCACCAAGCAACAGATTGCGCAAGCATCTAATTGCGACGCAGCGTGCAGCATCTGCGCATCATGCTGCACGAGGTGATCCCAACAAGTCTCAACACAGCGCAGCACATCGGCGCAGCGCAGCGTGACCCCAGCACGAGCAGCGTGCAGCATCGTGGGGTACCCCTAAAGGGGTAACCCCCACACGCTGCATGACACGCTGCGTCTCGCGCTTGCCTGCAGCATGCAGCAGCAGCATGCAGCATGACCAAATGCTGCTGCTGGCTAGTGATTGCTTGCATAGCTAAATGCTGGCTAGTGATTACTTGCATATTTATTTTCACGGGGGGCTTGCAAGCGTTTACTTGATATGCAATTATACTGATATCAAGCAAGCAAAGGAGACACTGAAATGACTACACGCCGCCTCATCAACTGCCCAACATGTTCAGGTTCGGACAAGACGACCCGCAACATCTGGGACGTCGACTTCTACGAGCGTACCCGCACTTGCCGCTGCTGCGGTACGACGGTTAAGCTCAAGGCGCTGTCCCCCACCATCCGCGCCAAGCGCGACGCGCACAACGCAAGGATGGAAGCTATCCTCCAATCCGTAATCGCAGGAGGCGTGACATGACACCGCGCCGCCTGACCGCGCTGCTCCGCCAGCTCGCCGATCAACTGGAGAAGACCAATGGCTAAGTACGGCAACGGCAACCCATGGCCAGAAGAGGACGTTGCGCGGATCGCGGGCATGTACCGCGCTGGCATACCCATCAAAGAAATTGCGCGCCGGTTCGACACCACACCAAACGCGATACACCAGCTCATGGGGCGTAAGAAGGCGTACCGAACGCTCACCCGCAAAGTGGGTAAGGCGGCATACGGAAAAACAACCCGCACAGTAGACCAAGGCGACAACGTCAGCGCGCTGTTTGGCAACGCCGAGAGCGAGGCAGAATAAATGCACTGGCGCCAAGCTGAGACGCATTGTCATCATGCGCAGGCAGGGCTCGACGTGGAAAGAGTGCGGCGAGGCTGTGGGTGTATCCGGCAGTGTTGCCCAAGATTGGGTAGAGTTCCTGCCCTTTGAATTATCAGTATAAGGAGACTACTATTATGACCGAAAAGACATGGACCGTCGAGGATCTCAAGGAGCGCGCCTTGCACTTCCAGAGGCTGCACGAAAAGCATCTCGCCGCGACTGGCGCTGAGAACACGCCTTACCGCGAAGACTACAAGCATTACCTCGACCGATGGTACGCCGCCGCTGGGATGGGCGAATATGACAAAGGAGCACTATGACTATGACTAACAACTTTCCAAAAGGACCCCTCGCGTTCCCGAACGCCGTCCCCGATACCTTTTACGACTTTAACGACGGCATGACCCTGCGCGATTACTTCGCAGCTAAAGCGATCAACGGGATGCTAGGCAATCCACGCTATGACAGCACTTCGTTTGCTACGCTCTCCACCTGGGCGTACCAGCTCGCCGACGCAATGCTCGAAGAGCGCTAATAAACAAGGAGCACAATGACTATGTCTGACAACTTAAGCTACGCCTGGCGCAACAAGCCTCTTGGCGACGTGATGCCAACAAGCCGCCTGCTCGACAACCTCGAGCGCGCCGGCTACCATACGGCAGGCGACATCCTCGACGCCAAGGCGGAGGCGCTGGCCGCTGACGTCCGTGGCGTCGGGCCGATACGCGCCGGCCGGATACGCCAGACGGTCTTCGACCACGCGAAGCGGTTCGGCTCGTCCGAGACGCCGAACTGGGTCATGGTGCCGGGTCACGTTGAGTTCACTGAGACAACGCCGTCACTAGCCGACACGCTCATGACGCTGGGCGCGATGCTCGCTGTGGCGCTGCTGTTCTTCGTGACTGTGAGTATCTTGCTATGAGCATCGCACCGATCGTCAACGGGTTTCCCCTGCTGAGCCGCATGGCGCGATCTGCTCTTGACTGGTCGCAGCTCGAGACATCGCGCCGCACAGGCATTCCCAAAACTACACTGGCACGGTTTGAAACGTGTTCCGGAGGGCTTAGCGCGACACAGTGCGCCACGCTAATAGAAGCTTATGAAAGCGCGGGGCTGACCTTCTCTCAAGAGCTTGGCTCAATCGGTGTCTCGCTGCGCGACAGCGCGACAGTGCTGGCGCAGTTACAAGACCCTGACCGCCGACGCTCAGACTACAAAGGATCACAGTAATGACAACCAAGCCTGACCTCATATGCCGGGACAACGTCCTGATGCCGGGCCAGCTCCAGTTCGTGCACCCTGAGACCGGCGCTCTGATCGCCACGGTCAACGCCAACACGCCTGAGGGCAAGTACACCGTCGCCGCCATGTTCATTGGCTTCGAGAAGGTGGGCTACAAGATCAAGGACGAGACGCACCTTGTCACAACGTCTGAGGGCGACGAGCTGCCGCAGGTGACGACATGAGCAGCAGAAACCTACCGCACCACCTGTATGTCTATGTGGACAGCTCGTTCATACGCAAGGAAGGCAAGGGCTTCGAGCCAGCCGTCTGGTTCGCGCTTCGATCTGAGCCTGACCGAGCGTGGGGATGTACCGTGCTAACCGAGGAGGGCGCGGTATACCGCAATCTGCCCCCACATTCGCTATCGTTCAGCAAGAACCCAGAGCCAGCCTGGACACTGCAACAAGCGCAAGTCTGGGACTGCTACGGCACCGAGTTTGACGTCATCAAATACGAGTATCTGGTAAATTTAGAAGCGCGTTACGACTACGGCGACGACCGGGCGACCTGCCTGTTCACCGCCTGCCCGCACAGCGACGGCTTCAGCGCCGCGCCAGAGCAGTCGAAAGAGTTCATGTTCATGCGAACGACAGGCGACCGTCTGCTTATTCGTCCCACCAATATGGTGCTGTTCGAGGAGCGCAGCTTCACTGAAGACACAGGCTGGCCGACTGACATCATGACATCCACGCAAGTCTGGCGCGCAGAGTGAGCCATTCGTAAATTATAAAACCTAAGGAGAAGTAAAATGATGACCCCAGAAGACGCAATGAGACAGGCCCACATGACGGCCAGCCTGTACGCATACGAGGCGTCAGTCGCCTATGAGAAGATCTTCGGCGCACGGCCAGAGGACGAGCCCGAAGCCGCCGCCGTATTCATCGGCCAGTACATGCGCACCGCAGCCCACGACTACGATGTCGCCATGCGGGAGCGCGGCAAGTGAGCGATTTAGCAGAGCAACTTAGAGCCGCTGCGGACGACATGGGTGGTGAGCTTCTTCCATTTGCACGCATGTACACGCAACTAGCTGACCGCATCGAAGCTTATGAAGTGGAGATCGTGCAGCTAGAGGCAGCACTAAAGCGCATCGCAGGCGGTTGGCCAAAGCCAATGCAACTGGCGCGCGAGACGCTCGAAAAGAAAAAGTGAATTATTTTGCACAAGGGGCTTGCAAGTGTTTGCTTGCACGTCTACAGGTTACCTCATCAAGCAAGCACAAGAGGACACCGACATGATTGACTGGACCAAAGACGAACGCACCGCAGCACTGATGGCAGAAGCTGTAAGGCACTGCCTGGCTACCGACGAGTTCTCGCTCGAGCACGAGGAGCGGCTCGAGCTTATCCGCGACGAGTATCTTACCGACCGCTGGAACGACTATCGTAGCGAAGACACCGACGGCTTCGAAGATTGGCACGGCCAGCTAACGGTCGAGGAAGCCTTCCACGCTGCGTTCGACGCCGACAACGCTGTGCGCGTTGGGTGATCGACATGCACAGCATCCCTCTTATCACCACACCCGTCCGCCAACTGGACGACAAGCTCTGGGCCATCTTCAGCAAGAAGGGCCCGCTAACCGCAGAGGAACAGGCTTACCTCGATCGCATCGAGGCTGAGTACGAAGAGACTATCTTTGACGAAGGGGAGTACAACTGATGAGCATATTTAATCCATGGGCTGAGGTCCGCAAACTAAAGGCCCAGCTCGAAGCAGGCTATGAGACATACCGCGTCGAAGAGACGCAGCAGCAGGCCGAGTGGGCCAAGAAGGCCGTCCTGCTGGAAGAGCTGGAGCGCGACAACGCCGCTCTGCGCCGCGAGCTCAAACAAGCCGTCATCCGAGGTTCCAACAACAACTTTGAGCTCGAACGCAAGCTGGGCGAGATGACTGCGCAGCGTAACAAGGCGAACAACGCCATCAAGCGCAAAGATCGCGTCATTCAGCGCCGCGAGGCCGACATCAAGGAGCTTGAGCTCGACGTGCGTGAGATAGAGCGCAAGATGTGCGCCGCCGTTCAGGAAATCGATCAGCTTAAGTCCATCAAGGTTAATTTCATAAACCAAAGTTTCGACATGGTCGCGCTCAAGCAGCAGGTCGAAGCTCTGACTGCACTGAAGGAAGAGAACCGCAAGCTCGAGGCTGACCTCGCCCAGGCTGTTGACCCGCGCGACGCTAAGACGGGCCGCTTTACCAAGAAGGCGAAGTGATCATGCTCTACGATTTCGACATCGAGTACGAGCTGTTCGAGGAGGGGCCGATCGACGTGATCGAGTATTACGTCACGGCGCACGACACCGACACCGGCCGCATCCTGCGCCACAACATTGGCTTCCGCACGCACGACCTGTTCATCAATCCCGTAACGGGCGACGAGCACATCTACCCGCGTGACCACAGCGACCCCCAGCGCGAGGTCGAGCTGCTCTTGTGCTCAGTGCGCAAGAAGGGCGCGATCAATCCGGTCTGGTGGTCGGAGCTCGTGCCCGCAGCGGTCTACCCGTGACAGCGAACGACAACACGACGCCGGAAGACGATGACGATTATCTGTCCGAGGAAGAGTTGAGCGAGATGCTTGGCTCAGCCTCACACTTTGGCACCATTATCGAGCGGCGCCTGGTAGTCACTTGGCTGAACAAGAACGCCGCCGACTTCTTATTTGAGCCGGGGCTCGACCCCAAACTTCAAGAATACGGCACGACAGTGCTCGAGATGGTCGCCGACGCGATCAGAGAACAAGAGCACTGGACAGGTGCCCATAACACCAGGGAGACAATACAATGACACGAAGCACCAACGAGATCATCAGGGAAGCAGCCCGCGTGCTGGCGAAGCAGGATAAGCTGCGCAAAGAGCAGCGGGTACTTGAGACGCGCGTGCGCGAGCTGTGCCGCGAGTTCGAGACGGCTGAACGCTGCTGGGCCCTCGCGCCTCACATGCTGCGCCAAGAAGTCGAGGCGCGCACCAACCGGAAGATCGCGGCATGAGCAACGACACACCACTATTCTTTGTGGTCATGGGGCTGCTGGCTCTTACCGCATACCTCATGGTGACAGCGCCGCCGCGCACCGCAGAGGAACGCAAAGAGATGGAAGAGGACTGGTGGGAATGATGGCTAAATGCGTCGCCGACCGTTTATGACTTGTATCAAGCAATCACTTTAATGTAGGCTACTCGGCCTATCCAAAGGAGCACATAGTGGAACAATCAGGACTAGCGCGCGCCGTTAAGTTCGCAGGAAGCGTTTCGGCTTTCTCGAAAGCGGTCGGCGTGACCCACCAGGCGGTATACCAGTGGCTGCAACGCGGCTGGCTGACGCCGAAACGCGCAGAGCAAGTGAGCGAACTGTACGGGGTGCCTGCGGCCGAGCTGCTCGACCCAGAGATCACCAAGCTCGTGCGCGTCACCGATGTGGCCGATGTAGCTCAAGACCTCCTCTAATTGGAGGGCCACACATGCCGGGTGAAAGGGACACATCCATGCCTAACGTCGCGACTATTGCGCCGCAACACCGCTCTATTGAGGTGCCGGATGAGCTGCAAGCTCTGCCTGGCTGGCTTGTGTGGCGGTATGAGCAGCACCCAGGCGAGCCTAAACCTCGTAAGGTGCCATACTATGTAGACGGCGGCCGGCGCTATGGCGTCCAGGGCTCGCCCCAAGATCGCGGCAAGCTGACCACGTTTGCAATGGCGCGCGACGAGGCCATGAAGCGCGGCTTCGACGGCATCGGCCTGGCGCTCATGCCAGACTGGGGCGTCACTGCCTTGGACTTCGACAAGTGCGTCGGCCCGAACGGCGCGATGCCGCATGAGATCGTCGAGATCATCGGCGACACCTACAGCGAGTACTCGCCCAGCGGCGAGGGCGTGCGCGCCTTTGTGCGTGGCAATCTGGGCAACAACAAGAGCTATGCGGAGGGCGACCGCTACGGCTTCGAGACGTTCAACACCAACGGCTTCGTCACCATCACAGGGCGGCACACGCCGTACTGCGAGATCATGGGACTTGAGAACACGATTGCGCCGGCCTCTGATCATGTGATCGAGCTGGCAGGGCGCCGCTTCGTGCGCACATCGTCTGCCGTTGCGGACGACCCCGACGACTTCATGATCGGCCACGAGCCTAAGCTGAACCTGACGGTCGACCGCATGCAAGAGCTGCTCGGCGCGTTAGACGCTGACATGGGCCGCGACGACTGGATCAGGGTCGGCATGGCGCTACACCATGAGTGCGAGGGCGACGACACTGGCTTTGAGCTCTGGGACGAGTGGTCGGCCGAGGGCTCGACCTATCCTGGCACCGAGGGGCTGCGCGGGCAGTGGGAGAGCTTCGACAGGCGCGTCGGCAACGGCCACAGGCAGGTCACGATGGCGACTGTCCTAAAGATGGTGAAGCAGGCCGGAGGACCCACAACCGTAAACCCTCCTAAGGCGGCGAGCGCCCAAGAGGTGTCGGCCAAGGTCGATGCGCTCGTCGCAAATCTGGTGCCCTCTGAGGGCGTGTATTCGCCTGTGGGCTACACTGGTAGGTTCCCTGTCCTGTCTGCCGATGAGATGAGCGAGCAGAAGACGGCTAAGTGGCTCATCAAGGGCGTCGTGCCTGCCGCCGACATCGTCACGATCTTCGGCGCATCAGGCTCGGGCAAGAGCTTCGTCGTGCTTGAGATGGCGGCCTGCATCGCATTGGGCGTGCCGTGGCGCGGACACAAGGCCGAGAAGGGCCGCGTCGTGATCATCGCGGCGGAAGGCTCAGGCAGTTACGGCAAGCGTATCAAGGCGCTGGCGCAGTATCTGGGCATCTCGCCCAAGGATCTGGACATTGGCGTGATCGTTGTGCCGCCCAACCTCATGGAGGAGGGCGACGTGACCGATCTCGCTGCGTCGATCAAGGCGGTCGGCGGCGTGTCGCTGATCATTATCGACACCTTTGCGCAGGTGACACCCGGCGCGAACGAGAACGGCGCCGAGGACATGGGCCTCGCCCTGTCCAACGTGCGGGTGCTGCGGACCACGACCGGCGCAACGGTTGAGCTTGTGCATCACGCAGGCAAGGACGCCCACCGAGGCTCACGCGGCTGGTCAGGCATCCGTGCCGCCGTCGACGCCGAGCTGGAAGTGACGCGCGATGAGGACAGCGGTGCCCGGCAGATCCGCACCACCAAGCAGAAGGACGGCGAGGACGGCCTGAAGTGGGGCTTCAAACTGGAGACTATCCTGCTGGGCCTCGACGACGACGGTGACGAGATCACGAGCTGCGTTGCGGTTGAGGCTGATCTGGCCAAGGGCGGCGCGGAGGACATGCCGCGCAAGGGCGTCAAGAAGCTGGGCCGTGTGGCCACGCACATCCTCGAGACGATCGAGACGCAGATTGATCCGTTCGTGGCTGACATGGCGATCAATGACTTCATACAGCTCTGCGCGGACGGCATGCCGGCGCCTGAGATTGGTAAGCGTGACATCCGGCGCCAGGACGTGCAGCGCTCGCTCAAGAGCCTGACGACTGGGGCCGACGCGCCTATCTTGATCGAGCATGGCAGAATTATTTTCATGACAGGCTAGACAGGGGTTGCAAGTGATTGCTTGCATCGCTATGGGTTACATTCCAAGCAACGAAAAAGGGAAACTACGACATGGAAAAAGACCGTAACTACTATCGCCAGTGCGACAACGCCACGATACTCGTGTTAGCCAAGGAGGGCGGCGACGAGCTGTCTATGGTGCTGGCCGAGCGTCTGGCTGACGCACTCTTCGACCTCGAGCACGCAGACCGCAACGAGATCGCCGACCTGAAGGCCGAGGTCAACGACCTTAAGGAAGAGATCGCCGAGGCGAACCAAACCATCCGCTACCTTGAAAGTGAACTGGAGAACGTAAAGTGAGCATCACCATTGAAGTGACAGGCAACAGCATCCCCGAAGTGGCCGACAAGCTGCTGGCCATCGGCGCGAGCTTGCAGAACCCTAAAGCCACTCAGCCTGCATTTAGTTGGTTCGACGCCGAGCCGGAACACGACCGCGTTACCCCCAACGAACATGCTCGGGACTTCATACGGAAACTGTCGGCCCAAATTGCTGCGGAGGAAGCCAAAGCGGCACCCGTGGACCCTACGCCGGCCCCCAAGAGTGCGCCCGCTGCGGAAGCTATCGAGAGCCAGCCGACGACGGAGGAAGTCTCTTCTACCCCTGCGCCTGCAACCCTGGACTATAAGACCGAGGTTGCGCCTTTCGTGCTCAAGCTGGTCGAGGTCTCCGGCAAGCCGGCAGCTCAACACGTGCTAGATCAGTTCGGCGTTATTAAAGCATCGCACATCTCGCCCGAGCGCTGGCCCGAGCTGGTCGCCATGATCAAGGCGGAGATGGGACAGTGAGCGGCCTGCACGCCAAGCTATCGCCGTCGGGCGCGCATCGCTGGATGCGCTGCCCTGGCAGCATCGCGCTCGAGGCACCCTTCCCAAACGACAGCAGCGTCTACGCCGCCGAAGGCACGCTGGCTCACCTGCTCGCGTCTGAGGAGCTGGACGGCACTAAGCCTGCCGCTGAGCGTATCGGAGAGCAGCACACGGTCGATGGATTTGACTTCACAGTCGACAAGGTCATGGTCGCGTACGTCGAGGACTATGTGAAGCTCGTGCGTGAGTATGCCGAGGGTGGCGTCTTGCTTGTCGAGCAGCGCGTGCCGATCGGTCACCTGACCGGCGAGACCGATGCCACTGGCACCAGCGACGCTGTCGTCGTGCACGCCGATGAGGGGCGTCTCACGGTTATCGACCTCAAGTACGGCATGGGCGTCAGGGTCATGGCTGACGGCAACGAGCAGGCCATGATGTACGCGCTCGGCGCTCTGGAGAGTTACGAGCAGCTCGCCGACTTCGTTAACATCTGCATGGTCATCCACCAGCCGCGCCTCAACAGCGTGTCTGAGCACTGGATCAGGGTAGACGACCTAATGAAGTTTGCAGCCAAGGTTACCGAGGCCGCCGACATAGTGCGCAGCCCTGACGCCTTCACCGCGCCAGGCGAGAAACAGTGCAGGTTCTGCAAGGCCAAGTCTGTCTGCCCGGCGCTTAAAGAGATCGTCGACGAGACGGTGCAGGAAGAGGCTACAGCCGATGACTTCGCCGATATGGGCGACAACTCGCTGGCCGTTGCTATGGGCCGCGTCGAGCTGATTGAGCAGTGGTGCAAGAGCATCCGCGCCGAAGTCGAGCGTCGCTTGACTAAAGGCCTCGACGTGCCTGGCTACAAGCTCGTAGAAGGCCGAAAGGGCAATCGGGCATGGTCTGACGCCAAAGACGCTGAAACGCGCCTGAGCGCCGTCCTGAAGCGCGATGAGATGTATGAGGAGAAGTTCATCTCGCCGGCAACGGCGGAGAAGCTGCTCAAGAAAGATCCCGAAGGGATGTCGTTGCTTGAAGAGCTGACGCACCGCCCCGAAGGTAAGCTGTCTGTGGCACCCGCCACCGATAAGCGTCCAGCGATGGACGTAAAACCAATCTTGGACGATTTCCGAGATTTAATTGCAAACTGAGAAACTGAGAAACTGGAGATAAGAATATGACTACTGAAACACGCCGCGCCGTCACGTTGATGTTGAAAAACAAGCGCCTCGGCTTCGTCAACCTCGCCGAACCCCGTTCGGTCGGCAAGGACAAAAACGGCAACCCTAGTGCGCCCAGCTATGGCCTCCGCGTCATCATTGACCCGAAAGACCCCGACGTAAAGGCGATCAAGGACGCCATTAAAGAGGTAGCCGCCACGCAATGGAAAGACAAGGCGCAGACCCAGCTCGACATGTTGGCAGCTAAGGATAAGGTTGCCTTCCTCGAACGCGAGTATCGTAGCGCGTCAACTGGTGAAGTGCATAAGGGTTTTGAGGGGTCGTTCAGCCTTAACGCCAGCGCGGGTCAGAATAAGCAGCCCAAGTGCTTCGACGAATTTGGCCAAGAGCTGGACAACGAGGGCATCAAACGCAAGCTCTACAGCGGTGCCTACGGCCACGTTAAGGTTGAGATTTATCCGCTGCTGCGTGACGATGGCAACCGCATCAACTGCGGGGTCATGGGCGTTATGTTTGCCGGCGACGGTGAAGCCTTTGGCGGCGGCACGGTCACGACTGCGGACGATTTCGTCGGTCTGACGAAAGCTCCGATTGACGCGGAAGACCTTCTGTAATGTCTGATTTAGGACACAACAGCGTTGCCGGTGATCAGCTCCGCCTGATCATCGAGCGCATAGAGAAGCTCGAGGACGAGAAGCAGGACATCATGGAGTTCATCAAGAGCGTCTATGGTGAGGCTAAGGCCGTCGGCTTTGACACCAAGATCATCAGAAAGCTGGTTGCCCTGCGCAAGAAGGACGACGACACACGCCGCGAAGAAGCGACGTTGTTGGACCTTTATGCCAGCGCTATTGGCTTGGACCTGATCTAAGCGTATAAGAGGGACGCTGCGGCGGGGTTGGAAGTCACCCGCCGCAGCGTCCTCCCTTCTGGCGAGGCGCGCGGTGTGCGGATGTCCCTCCGTTTGCTTGATAACTGCTGCGCGCCTCACCTGAATGGAGGACACTACGATATGACGACGCTCTGGCTCGACCTCGAAACATACTCAGAAACGCCAATCACGCACGGGACGCACAAGTACGCAGAGAACGCCGAAGTGCTGCTCGTGGCGTATGCGTTCGACGACGAAGAGGTCAAGGTCATGGACCTGACCGAGCGCGGCTCGCTGGACAGCGTCCAGATGATGGTCGACACGGCTGACATGATCGTGATCCACAACAGCGCATTCGATCGCACAGTGCTGCGTCATCAGAACGTGCATATCCCAACGGAGAAGGTCGAGGACACGATGGTTCTCGCTTTGGCGCATGGCTTGCCTGGCAGTCTGGGAGCGCTCTGCGACGTCATGGGCGTGCCGCAGGATAAAGCTAAAGACAAATCGGGTAAGAAGCTGATACACTTGTTCACCAAGCCTCGGCCAAAAAACGTCAAGCTCAGGAGGGCTAACCGTGACACACACCCCGAAGAGTGGGCAGCCTTCATCGAGTACGCCCGCCTCGACGTGGACGCAATGCGCGTCCTACATGGACTGCTTCCAAGTTGGAACAATCGTGGAAGTGAACGCGCTCTCTGGCTCCTCGACCAGAAAATTAACGACCGTGGTATCGCCATCGATGTTGAGCTCGCCGACGCTGCACTACGAGCTTTTCAAAGAAGCTCGCGATCTCTGGCTGAGCGAACCCGAATTCTAACCAACGGCGCGGTCGGCTCGCTGACCCAACGCAGCAAGTTTCTTCAGCACCTCGAGCAGACGCTGGCGTTCACGACGCCGGACCTCAAGAAGGGCACCGTCAGCACGTTGCTGCAAGGCACCTTGACGCCAGAGGTGCGAGAGCTGCTAGAGATCAGACAGCAGGCCTCGGCAACGTCTCCTGCCAAATACAGTGTGTTGTTGAAGGCGACTAGCGCCGACGGGCGCTTGCGCGGCACGCTCCAGTTCTGCGGTGCATCACGCACCGGGCGCTGGGGCGGCCGTCTGTTCCAGCCTCAGAACCTGCCCAGACCGACGCTCAAGCAGGAGCAGATCGACATGGGCATCGACGCCATGAAGTTAGACTGCGAGGATCTGATGTTCGACAACGTGGCCGAGCTATGCTCGAGCGCGGTGCGTGGCGCCCTGGTCGCGCCGGAAGGGCGCAAGCTGGTCGTCTCTGACTTGTCCAACATCGAGGGGCGCGTGCTCGCGTGGCTCGCCGGCGAGAACTGGAAGACCGAAGCGTTTAGACAGTTCGACTATGGCGTCGGGCCTGACCTGTACAAGCTGGCCTACGCCAAGTCCTTTAACAAGAAGGCTGAAGACGTCACGAAGGACGAGCGCCAGATCGGCAAGGTGCAGGAGCTGGCCCTGGGCTACCAAGGCAGCGTCGGGGCGTTCAGCAGCATGGCTGCGCTCTACGGCGTGTTCCTGCCTGAAAAGGAGGTGCGCGACATCGTGGACGCATGGCGCAAAGCGCACAAGCACGTCGTCAAGTTCTGGTATATGCTGGAAAGCGCCGTCAAGGACGCAATCCGAGAGCCCGGTAAGCGGCACGTTGTGCGCGACCTGGGCATCACATACGCCGACACTTGGCTGCGCATTAAGCTGCCGAGCGGGCGCTACCTCTGCTATCCGAACGCGGGCATTAGTGAGGGCTCGATCGTCTATGATGGCGTCAACCAATACACCAAGAAGTGGGAGGTCATTGAGACCTATGGCGGCAAGCTGGTCGAGAACGTCGTCCAGGCAGTGGCGCGTGACGTGCTAGCATCCGGCATGTTCAAGGCCGAAGAGGCTGGGTACGCCGTCTGCCTGCATGTGCATGACGAGCTGATCACTGAGACGCCTGACGATCCGGCATATAGCCCTGACGGTCTGGCGGCGCTTATGTCCGCTAACCCGAGCTGGTCAATGGAGCTGCCGCTTGCTGCGGCCGGCTTCGAGACCCACCGCTACAAGAAGGACTGAGCCGTGACGCCCGCAGGCAAGCTACAGGCGCATCTCAAGCACGTTGTGCAGCAAAGTGGCGGTCAGTACCGCAAGGTGCGCTGGGAGGGCCGTAGGGGCTGCCCAGACTGCTTTGTGTGGTGGACGTGGCCTCGTGCCGCCTTCATCGAGATTAAGGCTCCAGGCGACCGCTACAGCAAGCTTCAGGAGCGCGAGATCGCGCGCATGAAGGACGCCGGCATCCCGGTCTATACTGTGTCGACGATCGAGGGCATCGACTTTGTGGTGGCGGAGATCCGCTGATGGCTAACTTTACGCCTCACAGCTATCAACGCCCGGCCATGCAGTGGCTGTACGAGAAGCCGCGCTGCGCCCTGTGGATGCCTATGGGCGGCGGCAAGACGGTCACGACGCTGACGAGCCTGGACAACCTGTCTATAGTCGAGGACGTGTACCCAGTGCTCGTTCTGGCGCCTCTGCGGGTCGCTAAGACCACTTGGCCTGATGAGATTGGCAAGTGGGAGCATCTCAAGCATCTGCGCGTCTCGCCGATCATCGGCAACGTCAAAGAGCGCCAGGCGGCGCTTGACGTCGATGCTGACATTTACACTATGAACTACGACAACCTTGTGTGGCTGCAAGCCGCCCTGGGCGCCAACTGGCCGTTCAAGACGGTCGTTGCGGATGAGTTCACACGCCTGAAGAGCTTCCGGCTGCGCCAGGGCAGCAAGCGCGCGGCCGCCCTGGCACGCGTGGCGCACACGAAGGTAAGCCGCTTCATCGGTCTGACCGGCACACCGAACCCGAACGGCCTGCAAGATCTCTGGGGCCAGACCTGGTTCTTGGATGGCGGCGAGCGCCTGGGCAGGACGTTCAGCGCCTTTAGCGACCGCTGGTTCGCAAAGGGCTGGGACGGCTACAGCCTCAAGCCCCTGGCATCGGCGCAGAAGGAGATCGAGGACCGCCTGCGCGACGTCTGCCTCACGGTCGAGGGGCTGCCGGTGCATGAGCCTGTGCGCAATTACATCAGCGTCGACCTGCCTGCAAAGGCGCGCAGGGCTTACGACAGCATGGAAAATGATATGTTCGCGGAGCTTGAAGAAGCTGGTATAGAAGCATTCAACGCCGCCGCTAAGACTATCAAGTGTTTGCAGCTCGCCAACGGGGCTGTGTATACTGACCACGACGGCAACTGGGAGGAGGTGCATGATGCTAAACTGGATGCACTCGACAGTGTTATCGAAGAAGCCAACGGCGCGCCCGTCCTGGTGGCCTACCATTTCAAGAGCGACTTGGCCCGCCTACAAAGCCGTTACCCTAAGGGCCGGGTGTTGGACGCTAAGTCTGACACGATCAGGGACTGGAACGCCGGACGGGTGCCATTACTATTCGCTCACCCTGCGTCGGCGGGGCACGGGCTTAACCTCGCAGAAGGCGGCAACATCCTCGTCTTCTTCTCGCTCAACTGGAACTTAGAAGAGCATTTGCAAATCATCGAGCGCATCGGGCCCATGAGGCAAGCGCAGGCAGGGCTGAAGCGTCCTGTGTTCGTGCATTACATCATGGCACGCAACACGGTGGACAACATGGTCCTCGGGCGCTTGCAGTCCAAGAAGTCGGTTCAAGAGATCATGCTCGAGGCACTAAAAAGGAAAAAACATGAAAGCGATTAAAGATGCTAATGAAGAGCTCAACGAGATGGCTAAGATGCCAGAGCCAAAGGCCGCCGAGCTGCTGGGCCGCGCTGCGGCGCACATGCACGAACGATCGGCAACCTATGACGATCTGGACGGCGAGAGGTCAATGAGCAAGATCGTGACGGCCTTCAACGCCATCACAGGCCGCGACCTGACCGAGAGCGAGGGCTGGATGTTCATGCAGCAAGTCAAGCTGGTGCGCCTGTTTACGCGCAGCGACTATCACGCCGACAGCGCCGAGGATAACATAGCCTACGCCGCGTTGCTGGCCGAAGCGAAGGGAGACGGACGTTGACGCCAGACAGTTACGATTTGGTGCTTGCTGAATTAGGCATGCCCCGCACCCGCGAAAACTACTTGTGGGTGATGTACGACGGCAACCTACCCGAAGATTGGGACGAAGAAGCCGAGGAGCAACTGCCCCTCGACCTTCGGGTTACTTGACTTGGAACATGCGGCGCACAGGCTTGCCGAGTAGTTCGGCGATCAGATAGCGGGCTTCGTCCGGCGAACTTGAGTTATTCCAGATGTCGGCGATGGCTTTCTTTAGTTCAGGCGTTTTGCCTGCCTGACCCCAAAGATCGCGGACGCCTTCCCACGTGGCCGACTGAACCTCGCGGGGGGTATCAAAACCCATTTCCTTCGCGGCTAAGGTGTGCATGTCCGAGATTGGGCCGTACAGACCCTTCGACCCTGTGCGAGCTACATCAGCGGCTGCGGGAGCTTCTTTAGTCCCGCCAAGGCCCATAGCACGGTACACTATGGGGTCGTTACCGCCGCCGGGGAATAGTGACGCTGCGCCTGCGCTGTGCGTGTCGATAGTCGATATGGGCGACGCGCTGTATGGGTTGGAGATGTTGTTAAAGAACGACGGCACCTTACCTCCGCCTAAAAGCTGGCTATTTATGCTTTGCATGCTTGGGTCGTCCATGATGGCCAGAGCTTTGCTGACGCTGTCGCCACTACCCCAAGTCATGCTGCCATAGGGGTCCCCGTACTCACCGGAAAGGTCTATCTTCCGAACCATCGGGTCGTTTCGCGTGGCGTCGGCCAGCGAGACGCGGGCGAATTTGGCAAACTTGTCGGGCAGTTCCTCATACGGCATGGACGCAATTCGTTCTGCGTAATCAGGGCCGAGAGCTGCGATGGCTCCGGGCTTCTTATCCGTATCGATGCGGTTTTGGATATAATTGCGGGCGGCTGCTGGGTCGACTTCAAACCTGTCACCGAACATGTCCATCATGCGGTCTACGCGAGCGACGTTGATGTCCCACGGCGTCTGAGGTGAGGTAACAGCGGCAACGCCGTAGCCTGCTTCTGGTGGCAGCCCGGCGCGCTCAGCGGCGCGTGCCGATACCATGTTCGCAGTTGGGTACCAGCCCCGTGCGGCTTCTACTTTCTCTGGCGACATCAAATCCGACATAATGAACTTGAGATTGTCCGCACCACGGCGCACGCCTTCCTCGTATATCCGCTCTGGATTAGCGCCAGCCAAGCCCCGCATAAACGGTTCCTCGGCAAGCATGTTCATGTTCTTTTCGAAGGCAGGGGGTGCAGCGCGCAATGCTTCGCCTGTTTGGATAAGAAGCTGCTCGTCAGGGTTGCCTTGAGTTGCGTAGTTGGGCGCGGTAGGACGCCGCGTGCTCACCATGAACGGGGTTTCGGCCCCTTCTAACTGCGCAGGACGTTTTGCTGCCAACGGTTTTGCCTTTGGTGTCTTAGGCGTAACCTTCACGGAAGGCGTTGCCTTCTTCGCCGTCTTTGTCGCAACATCTACGCCTACATTTGCCGCAACTCTGCCTGTACCGCGAAGTTGGGGGTTAACCACACCAGCCACGGCGAGAGGAACCATAGCGGCGAGTTTCTTTCCGCCGCCTTCGTTACCGCGTGACCGTTCAGTCGCCGCCTGCTGAAATACGCGGAACGGGTCGGCCAGCGGATCGATGTACCCAGCCTTCAGCAGTTGCAAAGCCCCCGTAACGGGATTGGCGCGGAGAGCTTTATTCTGTTTGCGCAGCCAGTCCTCTGCACCTTGCACGCCGCTGCGAATGTCGCGCACAACGCTCTGAGGTGTGGATCTCGTCACGTAGTCATATGCGGCCCCGCCGAGCGTAGCCGCTGGCGAGTTGCGCGGGTTTACGACAAGCATATCTCCGAGCGTGCGCAGGTAATCGCCAGTAGAAGGCTGCGTTACCCGAGGTGCGCTCTTTTTCTTCTCGGCCATTGCCAACCCCTCTTAACGGCGCATGCCGTAGTATTGTGCCAAGTCGGCGAGGGTTACCCCGCCGCCGTTGCGGAACGCTTGCACGGTGCCGCCACGGTACATCGCTGACGGGGGCCTGGAGAGTTCTGCGAGTTCCTTAACGCGACGACCAGTCGCCAGTTCGACGTACGTGTCCGTCTCAGGGTCGTATTCAACGGCCTTGTCACCGAACATCGTCGCCCCTTTCTCCGGGATAGGCGCCGTCTCAGGGACCGCCGCAACAGCAGCTGGAGCTATCCCGTAACTATTTGCGAGATCAGCTAGGCCCTGTTTAGGATAACCCTCAGTGGCGGTAACGACGATCTCTTCCGACGGCTCCGCGTCAACAGGCATCGTTGGGGTACCGATACCGTATTCGTTCATCAAACGCGCAACGTCATACCCACGAGCGCCAAGTTGCGCTATCGCGAGGGGTATCGTGGGAACTGCCGTGGGGTATTTTTCGTTTAGCGCGGCGAGCTTCGTTGTTATCGGACTAACGGCGTCCACCACTTCCTTGCCGTAACGCGCACCTGTACCCGCTAGGCGACCAGTACCGAATGCCGCTTCTCCAACGACGCGTGGGATAAGGGTGGGCAGCGCGAGAAGCGTCGCGGGATTTACAGCAGCACCACCGAACATGGAACCCGCAGCTAGTGTGCCAGACAGGCCGCGAGGTGTGGCGCTACTGAGCATTTGCCCAGCGCCGCCAGCCTTAACAATACCTTCGGGGTCGTACCTCGCGAGGGTTTCGCCGAGATTTACCCGCTGGCCGTAGTTGGTGCTGGCGTTGTTGCGCCAGATGCTTTGCAGTTTGCGCGTTGCGGCGTCTACGTTTACGCGGCGGTCACGGCCCGGTGCGAGGCTGAATGCGTCCTCCAGTTCCTTGACAGCCTCGATACCCTCGCGGGACGCTTTCATGGCAGCCTCGTACAGCGGATCGAAGTCCGCGATCAAGCCTTTGACCGCGTCGTAAGCCGAGCTGGCAATTTGAGTAGCCTTGCTGTCGTATGCACCTGTCGCCTTCGACCCAATGTCGAAAAGGTTCTGCTTAAAGTTGTCAACATTGATGGGAAGCAGCAAGTCGGGGTTCTGCACCGCCTGCGTGGCGTACTCGTCCGTTGTACGCTTCATGCGCTCCCACGCAAGGTGTTCCGTCGGACGATCTGTCAGCTTGAGATAGTCGTCGTAGTTGTCGGGTTTAATGTCTTCGATGCGCTTCTGGACTTTAGTAAAGTCGAGAGGCTGGGGGTTGATGCCCAAAGACGCCGTGTTGTCCAGATATTGCTGATAGTTCTCAGCCTTGAGGCGATTTACGGCCTCACGCGCGGCGGCCACGTTGGCTTCCGTTGCGCCAGCCGCATTGCGCATGTTCTCCGTTAAGGCTTTGCTACGCGGGGTTGGTTTGCCTGCCATACCTTGTGCGAAGCCTGCGCCAGTCGCCTCACGAATGGCGGGGCCGCCAGCACCTGAAGGAAAGCCGACAAGGTTCGACGGCATGTTCTCAATGCCTTCCATAGCACCCGGTGCTTTGTTCTTGGCGGCGGAATACATTGCCGGAATGCCTCCGGTGACAAACCTTTCGGTCAAGGAAAGGGGGTTAGTGTTAAGGCCAGCTTTGACTGCTTTTTCACCTACCTTACCAAGAAACCCAGATGCCCTCGTTGCCAGCGTCCCGCCGCCACTGAGCAATATCGAAAGGTCGCTGGCGATGCCGACAGGGTCTTTGATTGCCGAGCGCTTGATGTTGTCTAGACCGCCGTAGCGTTCCTCAAGCATTTGTGTGACGGCGGCAGTGGTTTCACCCATAGGCTCGCCACCGGCCTGCTTGATAAGCTCAACAGCTAGATCGGGCATTGACTTGTACAAGCCCACGCGCTCGGCGGTTAGTATGCTTAACAACGCGTCCCTCGGAATGGCCGCGAAACCCATAGCAACTTGTGCAGCACTTTCAGGAAGGTTGCGTCCTAACTGCGCAATACCTTCGAATAGACCGGCGTTTTTACTGGCTGACGTATCAACCTCTCGGTAGTCAAAGCCCGGTCCGGGCATTCCGCCCTCGGCCTTAACTTTGGCGATGTCTGCGCCAACGGAAAGTGCGTTGTCGCGGAAACCTTTAGCCGTCTCTGGCGTCACGATGCCGTTGTCCGAGGCAAAGCCTGTGATCATGTCGGCCCAACCTTCAGGCGTGAAGGCTTCTGACGTCTTGTATGCGTCAGCCTGCGCTGTCTGCTCAGGCGTGAAGCGATAGCCCTTAACGTCTTCGCCTGAAATCTGCGCGCCCGGAGGCAGCTTATCGAACAGGCCGACGGAAGATTGCCGGTCTTCAGCCACGGCGGGCTGGAGGGTCTTCTTATACGCCTCCACGTCAGGAACGTAGGCTTCACCAAAATGCGGGCCTACGACTTCCTTGATTGGGTCGATGAAAAATGTCTCAGGCAGACCTGCGGTTTTCAGACGGTTGTTGGTCGCTGACACCCGCGATATAGCGCGATCACGCTCGGTTTTGTACGCTATGTTGTAGGAGCGAACGCGGTTGGATAGAATGCGGCGTATATTGGTACGCGTTTCTTCGGTAAAGACACCGCCATTGCCAGTGAACTCTTCTTGAAACTTTTTCGGAAGCCGCTCAAGGGCGGATTGCAGGTTTTGAAAACGCTGTTCATCGCCCTCTCTGACGGAGCCTAAAGGGTCTTGAATTTTGGCGGACAGCATTACCAGTTCGCTGTCGCCCTCTTTGTCTTTTGGCGTGCGAAGTGCGGCGGCGTACTGAGGGAGAGCGAGGACATACGTCTCCACCGACTTCGCTTTACTGAAGCGGTCGGCTTCCTTGCCTGAAACATCGGCAGCCTCGGAGACAAGTTTCTGCTGCGAGCTGGTTAAGCTGCTTTCAGCCTGTGGACCCGCAAACGGGGCTTTCGCCGTTTCCGTTTGGATGTCGAGGGCGCCCTTGGTAATCTCCTGACCCTTCTTCGTCTGCTCAGGTGTTGCTCGCGTGTCTAAAAAGTCCGCAGGATTAAGCGTTTGCATTTAACGTCCTTTGTTCTTTGCGCCGCGATCATACGCAGCTTTAAGTTCTACGGCGTACGACGGATAATAATCCAACGCGGCTTGCAAGTTTTCTGGTGTCGGGTCCTGTTCGAGCGCCTTGTAATACCCCGGCATCGGCACACGGTTGTACTTTGCGCCCATAGTCTCGTTCGTATACGGATTAACCAGCTTATCGCCAACCGCAATCCCGCGAACGGGTTTATTAGCAGCCAGCTCCGCACGGTAGAGCTGCCCGGCTTGAGTAGCGCCAGACTGAAGCATGCGAAGCTGTTCGCCTCCAATCTTGAGGCCGTATTGCTCGAGTAGCATGTCGCGCTCTTCTTGTGCTTTGCGCTTCATCGCCTGCTGGTTGAGCAGCGTCTCGCTAAGGTTGCCAAGGCTTTCGCCGAACGAGCCAGTCTTAGTCGGCTTGCCGAGCGCGGCAGCGATGGCCAGCCACTTCTCTGAGTTAGACGGTCCTGCGCGGCGCTCACGAAGTTTGTTCTGCGCGGCAGTTAGCAAGTTGATGTTGGCGTTGATCTGGTCGGTGACGCTCTTCTGCGCAGCAGCATACGCAGGGGCGCTGCTGACGCCGCCGAGGCCACCAGTGGCTCCACTCGCGACGGGCGTATCATCTACGGCTACGTCGTCTGAGCTCTGGTCCGTATATTCTTCTCCGTCCATCGTGACTTCCTCTGCGTAAGGCGCCGATTGAGGCATGCCTAATTCTTGCTTCATTTTACGAATGTGGTCTACCTGCCACTGATCGAGGGGCGGATTTGTAGCGTTCACTTTCCACCCAGTCCCTTGTACGTTGCGTATGCCTGGCCGGCCGTGCTGAGCAGCGACGGCTGATACACGCCTGGTATTTCGGTGCCGACCTTCGTCGCAGCTTGCGGTACGGCTGGCTGGACGCCTTGCAGCGCGCCTGTCATCGCCTTGATCTGCTCCTGCGGATACGCTTGCCGTGCAAGGAAGTCTTCGCGAGAAATGTCGAGGTTCTTCTGCGCCAGAGCCTGCTGCTGCGAGCCGATCTGTTGGAGAGCGCCTGCGCCAGCCAGCTCCTGCTGCTGACGCTGCTGCGCAATTCCTGCCATCTGCTGAGCTGCGGCGAGTTGGTTCGACGTGTCTTGCCCGTACAGAGCGCCGCTGCTCTTGCCGATGTCGGCGAGCATCTGCTGTTGCCCTTGTGTGAGCGCGCCGCTGCTCTTGCCAACGTCGGTGAGCATCTGCTGCTGTGCCTGTGTGAGCGCGCCGTAGGTCTGGCCGATGTCGGCCATCCGCGAACCAGCACCAAGCAGCGCCTGCTGCTGAGCGCCGCCCAAGCCACCTGCGGTCGATGCGAGCTGCGCCTGGCGCGCCAGATCAGTCTGGGCCGCCTGCTGTGCCTGGCCGTAGCCCTGTTGAAGCGCTGAGGACTGCTGCGCCGAAATGCCTTCCATTGCGTCGCGGATGGCGCGGCCGGTAAGCTCAGCTTGACGCGTGCCGCCAAACTGACCGGCGCGGATCATCTCACCCTCGATACCAGGCAGCACCTGCTCTTGAAGCGTGCGCGTGCCGAGCTGGCCAATGCGATTGACAACCTGCTCAGTGTACGGGTTCATGTACTGGCCGACCGTCTGAGCGGCAGACTGCCCAGCGGCACCCAAGTACGGCTGCGCCATCTGGAGGCCGAGCGCGTCAGTGCTGCCTGCAACGTAGCCTGTGCCCTGCTGAAGGCCTGGCGTCGCGGCTGTAACGCCAGACATGCCGGTCGCTTGATTAAAGTAGGGCTGCGCTGCGCCCAAGCCGGACATGCCAGCAGCTTGGCCGAAGTACGGCTGAGCTGCGCCGAGGCTTGAACGGCCGAGCGTCCCCTGTGTTATGGATGAAGCTTGTCCCAGCTCAGGGCGGAAATTGAACGCGCCTTCACGCGTCGCTTGGAAACCAGCCTGCTGATCCGGCGCAAAGTCCGCAACGCGTGGGATCGCTTTGCCTGACGTGTCGACGTATTCCTGAAACGGGCGCGCTGCGACCGCTTTCTGGTTAGCGAGGATGTCCATCGCATAGTTAGTGTACCAGTCCGGCAGAATTGTCTGCTGGGTGGACGAGACAGGAACAGCCTCGACGGGCTTACCCTCTGTCAGGAAATCCAAAAAGCCCATTACGTACGTCCTCCTGACAGATATTTCTCAGGCCGTTTAGCATTAACACTAAACTTGCCCTTAGCCAAGTTGCGGCCTTTATGTTTACGAACTTTAACGCGCATCTCATCAAGTTTCTTTGCGCCGGCTTTGCTCGAGCCATCGCCCAGGAGGGCAACGGTCTCTGCGTCTATCACGTATTCGCCATCGGAAAGCACCGCAGGGATGTCGTCCGAGCGGCCAGTACCAGGGCCATCAACGGCGAAGCTATCGCGGGATGAGCCGCGTGCGTAGCCCTTTGCGGCGAATGCGCCACCTTCGGCGAAGCGCATGTCGTCAGGGACGTACATCGCTGGGCCAGCGGGGTTGTTCGGTACGGGCGTTGTAATAGGCGCAGCCGTTCTTAGTCGATCAGGTATAACGAACGGGTCACTGGTTCCGTCATCGTAAATGTTGTAGGGAACCCTCCGACCGTCAACTAACCGCGACCCTTGGCCAATTATCGTTCGCGTGGGTGCCATGCCGGCGACCCGCTTGAAGGTCTCTTCACCAAGTGTGCCCGGACCGTAGCCAGCGTATGGCGATGTAGCTTTGCTCAAGTTCATGCCAGCCGGAATGTCCATCGCTGGGCCCATGGCGTAGCGGTATGCGTCAGTCGCAGGCGGCGTCGTGTAATCGAGACCGCCAACTTTGAACGCGCCGTCCACGCCGGGCGTGGGCAGTTTGGCTGAGAAGATTGGGTTGAGCGCCTGAGAGCCGGGCGTACCGCCTCCGCCACCACCGCCGCCACCGCCTCCAATGCCGCCAACAAGATTAAGAAGGGCGAGCGCATCAGCAAGGCTGAGCTTCCTCTTCCGCTCTTCTTCTTTTGCTTTCTCGTCATCGGACTTCTGGTTGGTATCATCAAGCACGGTATCTGCCAGAGTAAGACCACCAGTGCTGGGGATGGTTTCCCTACCCGTTACCTTGATAAGGTCTGTATCATCAAATTCTGTCGTTGTTTGAAGAAGCCGATCTACGTCGGGGTTGCCTGTAGTAAAGCCGCCTAAGTTTGTGCCGGGCACGACCCGAGAGCCAGTTACCTTGATGAGGTCTTCATCACTGAGCTCTTGCGCCTCCTGTTGCAGAAGCCGATCTACATCGGGGTTCCCCGTGAAACCGCCTAAGTTTGTGCCGGGCACGACCCGAGAGCCAGTTACCTTGATGAGGTCTGTATCACCAAATTCTGTCGTCGGTTGAAAAAGCCTGTCCACCGCTGGGTTTCCTGTGAAACCGCCTAAGTTTGTGCCGGGTGCAACCCGTGCACCAGTGACGTTGATGAGATCGCCATCATACCCAGTGTTGTAAGGCGTGCGCGTTTCGGGGTTGGTTACGTTGTCTGCTCTGGCGTCTCTCAGATATTTCTGAGCTGGCGTTTTGAACGCACTGAGATTTACGTTCGGTGTCGAAAGGGGCGTACCGCTGACGACAATGGGTCCGCCGGAGACGGCACTAGCTTCGCCGCCAGTGCTTGCGCTGGTGTCACCGCCAGTACTTGCGCTGGTGTTGCCGCCACGGAATATACTGCCAGACTTGGTGCTTATGCCTAGTTCGTTTTGGATGGAAGGCGCGACGTAACTGAGCGCGCCAGAAGCGACGCCACCGAGCAGCGAACTTTTCAGGTTCTGGCCGGTAGCCAAGCCACCTGCGGTTGATCCGAGGCCCGTACCCAGCGCAGTGGCCGCCTTAGCCCCAACACCTGCGCCCTGTAAAGCTGGTCCGAGTACTTGGCCGCCAGCGGCGCTTAGGCCGCCCATGATCGCGCCCTTGACTGGATCGCGGCCAGCCATAGCGGCACCCGCGCCACCAGCGATGGCGGCGGAGAGAACAGGCCCAGCAAATTGAAGGCCGGGGACGAGGCTAACTACAATAGGCAGCGCCGTGCCGACAATCTGCCCAAGCGCGCCCAGTGTGCTCTTATTAGCCTTCTCGTTGGCAACGGTCGTGTACGCGCCTGACGGGTCTGCCGTTTGGATGTCGTAGTTTGCCTTGCGACCAAGGCTGTCGGTCAGGTTCTGACCTACTTCGGTCGCCTTGCGCGCAGCGTCAACCCCTGTGCCCTCGAACACAATCGTATTGGTGCGGAGGTCAACGAGGCGCACCGGCTGGTCGGGCGTCACTGCAAAAACATTGCCGCCCATTCTTCCCGTAGGGTTGCCTTTGTTAGATACCGGCGCGGTGATGTACTGTATGTTTGGGTCTTGAATGACACCGCCCATCCGACCGCCACCAAAGCCGCCTAGACCGCTTAGGTCCAAACCAGCCAAGCTGCTCATGTCGAAAGGCGCAGCCTCTTGCGTCATCGGCATAACCGCCGCCTCACGGGGCGTGTCCATGATTGGCGCTGCGCCGCTCATCGGCATGACTTCAAACGGCGAGGGCTGAGGCGTCGCCTGCGGAAACGCGCTAAATGACGGCATCATCGGCTGCGCCGCGCCGCTCATCGGCATGGCTTCAAACGCAGAGGGCTGAGGCATCCCCTGCGGAAACGCGCTGAACGACGGCATCATCATACCCTCGTCGGGCATGAAGAACTCTTCAGGCGCCCCAAAATAGCGAGCTCGCATATCTACTGCCATTAACCCTGTCCTTCAAGCATTGGGTAAGCTCTCATCGCCCATTCCCGCCAGTCGTCAAATTGATAAGGGTTTGGTGGGTTGCGCTGCACAAATGGCTGTGCGCGTACGAACCCAGTGGCCCAGTCTTGCCAATCCGCATCGTCTTCCAGTTTCCCGAAAGACCAAGCGTCTCCGTTGGACAATATAACAGCGTCAGCCCATTGGCGCAATGTCATGCCGCGCGGATCAATCATCAGCCGATCACCGTGCCATCGCCAGGCTGGAGGTGCGCCAGCACCAAACCCATTTGGTAGTCGCCGCCGATCGTGTTCGACGCAAACTTAAAGCGAAGCTCACGGCGCTGCGTCTTAAAGTAAACGACCTGTTCCTGCGGCGTCTGCGGCGTCTCGACGATGATGTGCTCTTCGCTGTAGACCTCAGGGGCGCGGGCGTTAGCGCGGCCGGCGACCTGTACTGTCATGTCGCCAGACTGCACAAAGTCAGGCTCGAGCATAAGCACCTGAAGCGCCTTGTTCTCTTGGCTCATCACTGGCATGGATAGGTCGGCGGTCTCAAAGAACGAATAGACTGGCTGAATGTCTATCCCGTCGATCTCATCCGTACCGACCTCATGCACCCACAGTCTATACTGGTCAATCTCGCTGTCCTGCGTGACGCGCACGTCGTCGCCCTGCGTGATGCGCGTGTCGTTCGCTTCAGTGACGCGGATCTCTTCAGCGCTCACCGTCGGGATGATGCCGGTCATCAGCGGCTTGGGGAAGACGCTGGTGAAGACGCCGGCAGAGCGGCCGCCGTTGGGCAGCTCGCAGTCGTACCAGGTGTTCTCGCGGATGTTGTAGATCACCGCATGGCTCGGTTCCGTAGCGTCGCCGCGCGGATAGCACCACCAGATCTCGCCGAAGCGCGGCACCTTAACCGCAAACACCTTCTGGCGGTACTGCTGGTTCAGCCCGTCGAAGAAGTAGTTCTGGTTCATGTCGTTCGGTATCTCGCGCACGACGCCGTTGAAGCTCAGGAAGCGGTCGGTGCCGATCCAGTAGAAGATGCCGTCATACTCGATAACCGTGTTCGAGCCGAGGATCGACGTCTGCGTGCTGATCGTGTCGAATTGGAAGACAGCGTCGCCGCCCACATAGGACGCACGTAGAAGGCTGTCTGCCGACCAGAACAGGCCAGACGGTGCGTTGCCAGGACCGCCGCGCAGCGGCATGGCGCGCACAAGCTTCTGGCCGGTGATGTTAGCAGCGCCAGAACCGCTGCTGGTAAAGTTAGTCGGATCGCCAGGCACAGACCACATGACGTAGCCGTTGTCGCCAAAGGCGAAGGTGTACGGATGCAGAGCCACGACGCCGCCCGTCAAGCTGTAGCCTGTGGGCAGGTTGGTCACCTCTTGAAGCGCGTCAGTGTCAAACAGATCGCCGTAGAAGAGCTGACCACCGTCGCTGTTGCAGATACAGTTAAGGTTCGGCGCGACTTGAGCCACGAGCTGCGTGCCGCCCAGACCAACCGCCGTGTCGACGTCGAACTGCCACATGTTAGCGTCGTTCAGGTCAAGCGTGGCTGGCGTGCGGTTGGTGATGACCGACGTGTTGAAGCCGCCATCAATGTAAAAACGCTCGACAAAGTTCGCCGAGCCGCTGTGAACATACGTCAGGTTGTCTTGCGTGTACTCGTGCAGCGCCCTGCTGATCTCGCGCAGATATTTGCTGATCGAGCGGTAGCCGCCCATCTTACGCGGCAACCCGCGCTGCCAACGGACCCACTGCCCGTCGACGTAGCTGTCGCCTTCAAACTTGGTCCCATCCCGCTTAATGCCGGGCCCAGACCGGATCTGGACAATCTTTTCAGCCATCAGCCAAGAGCCACCGCAAACACGATGGCCTCGTCGGCCCCGCCGCCACCAGTGACGCCGATAGCCGCCTGCGCCGCTGCCTGATCGACGGCGGTAAAGACGCCGATGCCGACCGTTGTGCCGCCCAGGTTGATGAGCGCACCGCCAGCCGTTGTCGCTCCCGTGCCGCCATCAGCAATGCTGATTGGCGTCGATATGCCGCCGGTCTCAGCGTCAACGACGTCAGAACCGTCGCAATACAAGATTGCGCGGCTGCCGCGCGCGACGAGGACACCTGGCGTCTGTGTGTTTGTCCTGACGCGCAGGGTGAACGAGCCGCCCGTTGTGTTGTTGTAGACCCAGTATTGCTGTGTCGTCTTAGGCACGACAATCTCGACGTTGCCCGTGATCGCGCCAGTGAACTGGTAGGCAATACGGTTCAACTCGGCGCCCGAGAGCGTGTAGTTGCCGCTCACGCCGCCAAGGTTGATCGACGTAAAGTCGAACGCAAACACGGCGCTCTGACCGAGACCCAGCGTGAACCAGTTCAAGCCGTCGGTGATCAGCGTGACGCTGTCGCCAGGCGCAAGGGTGAGGGACGCTGCGCCGTTGACGGTCTCAAGGCCCTGAGGTGTTACGACGCAGTTGCCTGAGCCTTCGTTACGGACAGCGACGAACCAGTCGTTGCCGACTGACACCGCCGAAGGCAGCGTGAATGTGCCGAGGCCACCGTTCCACACGTAAGCTTTGGCGCGATCGGTAGCGCCAGCAGTATAGCTCGTGTTGAAGAGCGTCACAGGCGTTGACTGAGACAGCGTCGAGCCTGTCGCGGCCAAACCGTAGCCAGCAAGTGCGGAGGCCTGCGCCTGCGCAGTCGCGGCGCCGTAGCGGAAGACGCGCCATGTGCCCGAGGCCGTGCTGTTGTCGATCAGGTAGATCTGCCACTGCTCGCCCTGCGCAATCGACGCCAGGGTGACGCCGGTGCTGCTCTTGATGGTTACCGACTGCGGGCCGAGGTTGTTGAACAGGATCGTCTGCCCCGTGCCGGTCTGATCGGCCGGCGGCATGAAGAGTGAGTAGGAGCCTGTCGGCGTGATGTCGATGATGCTGGCGGCCGGATACTCGGTCGTGCTGCTCTCGAGAGGCCACTCAAGCGTCGTATCGGCGGTCAGCGCCAGCGCCAGATAAGACACGTCGGACGGGTAGATTGTCGTCCCACCGAAGACCTGTGTGTAGGTGTTGGTCATTAGGCCTCCTTACGAACCGCTGAGCGGTCGAGTATCTTGGCGAGATCTTCGCCGTTGAGCATAGCGGCAGCGCGATCGTACATCTGTTGCCAAACTGGAATGCGTTCGTCGTTCTTCAGGAACGGCGTCGCCTCAAGCAGCGTGCCGTAAAGCAGGAGCTGCGGAGCGAAATCGGTAAGCCAGTTGGTCTGCACAACGTCGTCCAACAGCGGCGGGATTTCGTAGTATAGGATTTCGAACGGGTATTCCGCGTCCGGCGTCGGCGCAATCAGCCAGTGGTTGTAATCATAATCGCTGTAGAAGATCGGCTCTTCAGTCGCGGTACGATCGGGCCAGTAGCTCAAAAGGTACTCATAGGCGCGGGAGAAGACCACCTTGCGCGTGTTGTTCTGCGTGCCGGTGCCGATGTTGACCGACACGGTGTCGCGCCAGCGGTCAGGCTTGGGGTAGACGGACTGCCCGACTGCCAAAGTGCCGGTGACGACGTTGATGAAGCCCTGCACCTTGAGCTCACGGGAGATCCGGCGCTCTGCAAGGTTAATCAGACGCGGGATTTGCTCGTAAACAACAGGGTCAGACGCATAGGAGTTGCCACGCTCCAGGTAGCGCCGGACGTCCTCTTGGAGCGTCGTAAAGGTCATTGTGGTCGCCATAACACGCCCCTATATCAGTTTTTTACGTTTTGCGCACCCGAAAACCCGCTTTCATCATTTTACAGCTACTGCGTCTACCCATGCCTTAACCGTCAGGCGATGCTTGACGCTACAGTCTGTATACTTTGCGATGATGTCAGCTTCCCAAAGCGCGCGCTCAGGGTCAATCATTACCTTTGGTGGGTTTTGAAGTGTCGGGCACTTTGCCGCTAGGTTCGCCGGTGGCAGCGGCATTGGCGTCACTGACACCGCTTTCGAGCACCCGGCGCAAAGCATCAGAACCAGCGCAATCAACAGGAACGGCAGGAGCCGTTTTATATATTTCACGTATGGTGTTGGTGCGTTCGGTTGCCACCACATTGGCTTGATCCCGTTCAAATTCGTAGGTTTGCGAAACATTGTCTACCACCTCTTGTTTTTTAACACGTAGCTTTTCAGCCTTCTCCAGCGCCTTTGCGAACGCGGCATCGCACTGCCAGTCGCGAACCTTGTAGCCAGAAGCAGCGCCGATAATCAAAGCGCCTGCTAAACCATATATCATGATTGGGTTTATTAAAGCCATGCTGCGTACTTCTTCGTCTTTGCCTTACGGTCGTCAAGGCCATGCGTGCCGCCATTGATCCGCTTTGTCAGCGCGAGGATGGCAGCATCGCCTGTGCCTTGATCGCAGATCGACCAGAGCTTGTTCTTATCGAAGAACCACAGGGCGCTCTCGAAGGCCAGTTCGGTAGCGACAAGGTCAGGGTTGTCCATGATGTCCGGCCGGCCAATGTAATCGGAAAACGCTTGGTAGTTAAATTTCCCGGTGAGCTGGAGGGCCCCTCGGCCGCGAAAAGCGAAGCCTTCGCCTGAGCTTTCCGGCCCATTGCCCATACGGTTACCATAGACGCGGTTGGCGATCTTCTTTGGCTGGCGTTCGTAAGCACGAGCCAGTGCGTCGGTCGGGAAGTACTTGCGGAAGATACCGCGCAGCCCCTTCGCGCCGTAGTTCAAGTTCTCGCTAAAAGCCTTGAAGCCGCCACTTTCATGCGCTGTCTGAGCAAAGAAATGCGCTGCACGATTAGGTGATAGCTTATAATAAGCCGCAGCCGCCTTAAATGTGCCCGGGCCGAACGCGCCATCTGCCGTTACTCCTATTTTCTGTTGAAGGTTAATCAGGCTCATTTATCGTCCTTCCGATTATTCCATAGCTCAAAGAGCGTCTTAATCTTTTCCTCAACCACGGCGAGACGCACATCCATCTTGGCGAGGATGATGGTCAGCGTAATAAACGCCAATACGATTGGCCAAAGCTGGCCAATCAGTTCAACGGTGGAGAGATCGCCCGCCATTACGCTGCTGGGTTGCGCCAGTCAGGGAAGTCAGCCTCATCGACCACGCCATCGCCGTTTACGTCATAGCGCAGGTCGTTGCGGTACTTCTCCCAAGGCTCCATGTCGTCATCGTCTTCTTCAATGTCGCCTTTAGGGAAGATCGTCCCAGCAGGGCGGACCAACGGCACAGGATTATACTCACCGACTTCTGGTTCTGGTTCCGGTGTCGGCGCTTCTGGGTCGGGTTCTTTGTCACGCGCATTGGCGTTGAGGCTCAGGCCGCCAAGCAGACCGACAAACGCACCGATGATCGTCTGGAACGCAGGGTTGACCGTCTCAAGGATAGCTGCGCTGCTCACAACGTCATTCGACACAAATAGGCCAACGGCAAGCGCCAGCACGACGACAAGGATAACCGCAGACAGCGTGACGATGGCAACGCGGATGACAAACTCAACGGTATCGTTGACGCCGTCTTGTCTGCTTTCAAAACTATTTAGGAAGTTCATCTTCTTCTCCTTCTGTCTTTTTGGGT